GTTTCCTACATCAATGTAGAATATCCTACGCTCTGGAGCACGGGATAATCTATATATCACTAAACTATCTTCAATCATACGAAGTTGATTGATAGATTTAATTGCTTTATGAAGATATGAAAGTGTTGCTCCTTTATTTCTATCGACTAAACCAGAGGTGCAATATGTAATTGCATCTTTTGCAATCTTCATTCCCTGACTAGCACCAGTTGCATTTATATTTCCCGTTGGATATTTACCACTAGCATTGTATATAAAATATTCTTCAATCTCTGGAAATTTATAATCCATTGGATCTGGTGCATTACCAGTGTTTATTTTAATTCCTCTATCACCTTTTTGATTTTTTTGTTGACGAACATAACGCATTTTAATTGCATCAATGTAACGTAATTCTTGGATACCTTCTTCTGGTCTTTTTAAATCAATTATCTTATGGTAATATATTCTTCCATCTACATACCAGTTTCTATAAATTTCGTGTGCTTTTTTATCAAAATCTAATAGATCAACAATATGTTTAAATTCTTGTCTAACCTTTGTTTTAATACCATCACTAGCATTTAAATTGTCAAGATTAATTTGAACAGGTGTGTCGTTTGTATCAGATACAATTGCTTCGTTAACGATATCTTCAATAGCACTATCAGCTTCTGGCTGAAGTGCTAATTCACGATATCTTTTAATCATATCATATTCAGTTCTGTAGATACCTTCCATATCCACATAAGAACCAAAAAAACCACTACTCATATAGTGATCATTCCCATCCTCATTATTTGGAGGAACGGGTGAGACCGCAGTAGGAGATAGTGGTTCAGAATCCTCGATTGAGAATCCAAATAATTTAGCCATAATAGAGTTAGTCTATATGAATTATAGTTTCTTTTTACTATTTAGTCAACCAAATTAACCTGCTTGGCTAGAACCGTTAACTCTAATAGATTGAACTGCAAACTCTACAGTATATTCTTCTATGGTATCACTTGAATCATAAGATACATCGATAGAACCAACAGAAATTGGGAATATATCGACAAACTCATATTCTTTAAGAACCACATTTGTATCTCCACTATTATTAGTGCTTGCTACTTGTGATCCTCTACCAAGTTGGAATACTTTAGCATTTACCATATATGACGCGGGGTTTGTTGAACCCATGTTATCATCTAATGCTGCAATCTGTTGTGTCCACTCTTCAAATGCATTTCTGAATAAGAAGTCTTCATCGTTAATTACTGTGATAGTCCAGTTTTCAATTGTTCTGTCACCAGCAATTTTAAAAATACGACCTCTAAATGGAACGTCTATATTTGCTATTGTTTGTGCTGGCATTTGTGCTGCTTTACACAAGAAACCAAATCTTTCTGCTTGCCATGGGAATGTTACACTCGCTGGCAAAGTTGTTAATTCAACTTCAAATAGATTCGGTCTAGCACCGCCCCCCAGTAATCTGGATTTAAACTCTGAGATTGTTCGGTTGTCTCTTGATGTGGCCATTTTGTTAGTTTCCTCCGATAGTTATATTTATAAAGTTAAACGCGGCCAGCGACTTCTTCAAAACTGATTCCTGTTCTAGTCGCAACAAACGTTAGAGTAACGTAGTTGATTGACTTCGCAGGTTTCAAGAAGATATCAGCTCTGAACTCATTATTATCAATAACATCAGGGGTGTTATTTGTAGTGTCGCAAACAACTAAGAATCCGTAGATACCTCGTTTTGCTTCGACATCTCTCAAGTATGGTTCAACGATGTTTCTAAAGTTTGCTCTTGTTAATTCATCATTTAACTCAAAGAGTTGTGCTTCTGCAGCACTCTCAAGAGCTTGTTCAACTGTAAGGAACAAACGACGAACGTTGATTCTATCAAATGCAGATGCAAATGCAAGTGCAGTTTTATCACCAAAGAGTAATGTTCCTACACCAGGTTTAGTGATGACAGAGTTAATTCTCTGAGGATAAAGTTGATCCCTTTGATCCTTTGTTGGATTATATGCTAGTTTAATAGCATTGTTAATCAAACCTCTTTGTTGCCCTGCTGGTGAGAACCAAGGATAAGCAACTAGATTTGTTCTACACATTAATCCAGCAATGTCTGCGTTTGTTGGAACAAACACAAATTCATTATTGAATCTGTCATACATGTATTTGTATCCACTATCAAATGTTGCGTAAGAAGAACTTGTTAGTGGGCTAAAGAACTCAATTAGGTTACTTGTTTGAGTTGTTGTATTTGTTATATTTACTAGGTCTGCTCTGTGTGGCCCAACAGTAGCGATACAATCTTTTCTTGCGGTAGCAAGAGCAATTAATTTATTTGCTTTTGTTTGTGATTGATCTTTAGAACTACATCCTGGCCCCATAATGAGATAGTCTACCTCTTCCTCATCTTTGTTAGCAAACTGATCGTATGATGTCATTAGATCACCTAATGTTGCTCTCATACCACCATTACTACCAAGTGCGGGAACTCCTGCTTGATAATCTTCACCACCACCAAGTTCGTATGTTACATTACCGATAGCAGCAAATGTGTTACCTTGTGCATTTTGACCCCACAATCCTTGTGCGATTGTGAACTTAGTAAATCCTGTTCCGAATCCAGTTGCAACTGGAACAGTATTGTGATAAGTATCTTCTGCTTGTGAAGGATTATATCCAGCGTAGATATTATCAGAGAAGTCTGCAATATAGTTCTTGTAGTATATCTTCTGAGGTGAATTAACAGATGAAACTGCATCAACTGCTTTTGACAAACTTAAATGTTTCTCAAGAACGTTGCCTTTAATACCAGTAACAACTCCAAGATCATCTACAACTGCAACGTGAATTCCGTCACCTTCACCAGATCTATCTGTTGAATAAACACTAGACGTTGGTTTTGGTGCTAATGCTTTCCAGAATATAGATGCATTTTCTAGATCTAGAGTCTGTGAGTTATACCAGTCAACTGCTGTTGTGACAGTTGCTGCTTGAGCAGCGATCTGATCTCCTCTTGTGCTGGTGTTAATACCAGAGTTATTCACAAAGAATACACTATCAGCAGCTTTGATTGATCCGAATCTAGTTCCTTCAGAGTAATCAATTTTAGTTACAGCATAATCTCCAGCAGCACCTGCTACGTTACCTCTTCCTGTGACACGGGAAACAATTTTAACATCGAATGTCGATGCACTGTTGGTTGAGTCTGTTGATACTCCAGTAACTATACCTTTTAAATATCCGTTGAATGTCGAAGTTGTTCCAGCACCAGGTATTACCACATCATTCAATGCGACTGTAACACCCTGACCAACTATAGCACCTGCCTTGAATAAGTTATCGGTTGTAATACCAATTGTTTGGTCTGCTTGGTCATCAATAACACAAACCTTTAATCCATTACCCCATGAACCAGGTGTTTTTGCTGCCCAAGAATAAACGACACTATCAGTATAACTTGCATTATAATCGTCGTAACTTTTAATTTTTAATACTGAGGTAGATGCTACACCAACACCAGCGTTTGCTTGATTTAAGTGTGTGCTATCTGTTCTACAAACTTTTAAAACACCACCATATGATAGAAATGATGATGCACTATGCCAATATTCATACTGAGCATCAGTTGAAAGTGGTTTACCAAAGACATTTATTAAGTCTTCTTCTGTCGATACTTGTATAGGTTCATCGATGGGGCCTATTCTAAAAGGCCCTGCTATCGCACCAATGTTATCTAATACATTCTCTGCTCTTCCTACTGTAAGATCAACCTCCCTGACTAATACGCCAGGAGATAATTGAGGAGTCGCCATGCTTTTGTCTCCGTACCATTCTGTTTTAACTAGAAATTATTTATTAAATTGACCTTTTACATATATTCCCACATATATGATCGGTCTCCATACTCATCAGCTTTGTTCCACCGATCACCTTCTGCATCAACAAAACTACCCTCATCCAATCCATCGATCATAAACCCAAATGGGGCCATATCCTGTTCTATTTGATTTTTTTGCTCTTCATATAATCGTTTTCTTACGTCTTGATCTGTAAGTTCTTTGAAATAATCATTCTGAACTAACCATGCATATATGACTAAACACATAGCAAGATCATCATTAGATCCCTCTTCTGCCTCAAATGAATTATTTTTTTGTATAAATGTTGTCAGTTCAGATATAATTTCATAGTCTTTGAATATAATCTTATCTGCTTCAATTAATGTTTTTAGGTTAAGAGATCCTACCTTTTTAACAGTCTTTGACATCTTAACTCCCATTTGAGTCTTTTTACCTGAGAATCCTTGACCAATGACTTGACCTGCTCTTCCTCTCATTGATGCCATCAATAAGTTATCATACTCAAGATCGTAATGAATGATTGATGCCACTTGATCACCTATATCATTTACTTCACATAATATAAAGGCCTTATTATATTTCATCGCCACTTCATATATTATACTTGGGAATAGCATCGGTTTGATTTGATTATTTCTATACTTACCAACTACTCTATGAGGAAATGTAGTAATATCTACAAGAACAAATGCTGAATAATCTTTTTCAACTCCACGAGCAACGTCAACTGTTATCAAATAATCATTACCCAATATAGGGCCTTCATAAATGTCTAATCCAGCATTTTTTTGAATAGGTTCTTCATATACAAGATTTCTTAATTTACTTGGTGCTATTAATGTATCTACAGATCCTAAGAATTCACACTCAAATTCAACTTTAAATTGTTGTTCTGATGTGTTTGCAATTGTTTGCTCTCTCCACACATCATCTCTACCTGGCACTTCAGACCAGTGAACATCTGTTGGTTTATATTCATTCTTTCCTCTCTCTGCATCATGCCACAATCGGTAGAAGTGATTCATACCTCGTGGTGTAGATACAATTATTACTTTAGTACTTTGACCAGAACTAATAGTAGGATAAACAGAGGCAAAAAATTGATCAGCAATGTGATTTGGAATGAATGCAAATTCATCCAAAAAGATAACATTGTATGACCCGCCTCGTACAGCACTTGCAGAAGTTGAAGCAGCCAAGATTTTAGAACCATTTTCTAACTCCAGTGATCCTTTGTTCCATGCAAGAATACCTTGCTGCATCCATTTAGGTAAGTTTTCATATGCAAGTTGTAATCTACCAAGTAGATCTCTTGCAGTGGATGCTTTGTTTGCTAATATTGCTATATTTACATTATCATTAAAAACTGCATAATGCAACAGATAAGATACGCAAGTAGTGGATTTACCCGTCTGCCTTGGCATCTTACATATATTAAAACGATTCTCGTGGAAATTGCTAATTAATTTCTCTTGGAAAGGGTATAAGTCAAATGGCACTAAGCCCTCATCAAGAGAAACTATCTTTATATACTTCTTTGCAAAATAAACAGGATCTGCTTTACAAGCCATAAACTCAAGAATTTGTTCTTGAGTAAAT